GATTACGCTTTAACGTTTTTTAAAATAAATCCAAAGGGGTGGTTATATAAATTTACCTTTTCTGATGATACAAAAATTGGAGAAAAATTGGAACATGAAGGAACTTTTACTCATGTTCCAGCAGTTATACATATAAGTTGTCATTAAAACTATTTAGAAAAGAAAATAGCTGCTTGATATTTTAGATATCAATCAAGCAGCTATTTTCTCATTTATCATTTCAAATTTAAGGTGTCCACAATCCCATATTCTGTAATATCCTTGCCGATGTCTTAATTCCCATTCCGGTATATCTTTTGGTTCATCTGGACGTTTTCTCAAGTTAAAACGATGAATACGTTTATAATCTTTAAAATACCAATAACCAGGATTAGTCTCATATAAAAAAGAAAAATTTAATTTTCTATATAAATTTCCACTGCTCCATCTTCTATCAGCATAACTATAAATTTTTAACCAATAATAATTGTTCTTGAAATAGGTCAATAACTTACTAGCAATACCCGGTATAGAATAATTATTATTACTAACAAATCTATTTAGTTCCCAAACACCTTGTTTATTTTTTTGTCCTTTTGTTAATCTACCTTTAGAAAAAGTTATAACAGAAACTAACTCATTATTGTAAAAAGCACCAAGTTTTATTGATGATGTATCTTGCCCTTGTATATGATATTGATTTAAAAAATTATTTTTACTTGTTGTATCTATTTCTTTAATAATACATTTTCTTGCATAAATTTTTTGTGACTGATTCATTAATAAAATATGCTCTATTCTTTTTTTTACTATATCTTTTTTAAACATCCATTCATCTTCAAATATTTGTATAAGCATAATATTTTTATTTAAACACATTTTCAACTTATTTAAATGATAAATTTGTGGGTCTTTAGTATTAACTAATTCGGAATGATAATATAATCCACAATATTCTATTGCAATATTCTTACTAGGAAAGAAAAAATCTAATTCATAAGGAGCAATCATATTACGATCATTTTCAATAAATTCTATACCAAATGTTTTCAACCAAGTAGAAAGTTCAATTTCAGCTTTAGATTTTCCTTGGTTACAAATACTACAAATCTTTCCTTGTTGTAATGAATTCCAAAGAGTTTCAAATACAGAACCACAAGTTTTACATTTAAATTTATAATTTAAGTGAGCACCTTTATATTCTTCTAACATTTCAAAATTTAAATAATCTAAAATATAATTCATTCTTGGAATAAAAGTATTATTTAAAAATGTGTCATATATTTTTTTTCTAGTTTGTTGATATATTTTTGTATTTTTTAATTCTTTATGTGTTTTAGAAAATTTCTCTTTTGCACTTTTTAATTGACTAATAAACTCAACTCCATATTTCACTAAAACCGTATTTTTTCTTTTTTCAATTATTTCATCATTTCTATCAGAAATACTTTTATTTATATTTTCCAACCATTTTTGTCGAATTGCAGGATTATTTAACGGAGAGATACTACCATATTTAGTAATAGAATTTTCTTGTTTTAGAGAAATAACAATAGGTGAGCTTGTACCACACGATGAACTACAATATGAAGAATAACCAAATTCTAAAGAAATAAACCTTGTATTAATTTTACATTTTTTATTATCATAACAAAGACATTTATCTTCATTTACACTCTTAAAAAATTGATCATAATAGTTTTTACTACTTATAGAATGAATAGATATATGCCGAGAAATCGACCGAATAGAATCAAAAATTAATCCACATATTTGACATTGTTTTTTGTTAGTTTTTTCTATAGTTTGTTTTCTTAATAACTCAATAAGAGTTTTTCTTGAATTTCTTAAATTTGTTTTTTCTTGTAATGTTTCTTTTAATGCTTGACTGCGCTTATAATTCTTTTCTATACCTTTATTTTTTCTATTACATTCACCACAAATATTAAATAAATAACCTTTTTTAAGACCATAGAATGCTGTTTCATTCGCACATTCTTTACAAAGTCCTTCACCTTCTCTTCTAAAAAATTTATCATAATATAATTTTATATCAGTTTTACATTTAGATTTATTATAAGTAAGATGCGAAACCAATCCTTGATTTGTTTTAAATTCAACTTGACAAAGTTGACAATTCATCATAAAAAATAGCCTCTTTTATTTTTTTGTTCTAAATAAAAGAGGCTATTGCCATTAAATGTAACTAAAGTTATTTGATGTAGAAGTTCAACTCAATTTTTTCTACAACTCTGGTAGGTTGTAATGTTACATTAACATGGAAAGTTTTGGTTTTCTTTTCATATTCTGTAGCACCAACGTCAATTGAGAAATTATCTAGCCCTCGTCTATTTTTAATTACTTCTAAGAAATCTGTAATTGCTCCAGCAACTTGCCCCCAAGTAATAGGATCATTTTGTTCAAAAATAAAGTTTCGACAATATTGTTCAATTGCTTTCTTAGCATATAATACAAGACGAACAATATTTAGATCTTGCATTGCACTAGCTTTTGCTTGGGATGTTAGTTGCCCCCAAACTACATAGCCAGCAGAAAATTTACAAATTGGATTTAATTGTTTCAGATACATCTGATCTCGTTGACCAAGTTTTGGATTAAACCGTAATTCTTTAATTGACTCAATTGCTCCTCTATTAAAGCCTGCTGCTGCAAACCATATTTCAGCAATATTATCATTTCTTGGTAATAGATAAGACAGATGATATACAGGAGAAACCCAAATATCATTTCCAGAAAAAATATCTGAAACTTTGTTAAAAGGTTCATATATAGAAACATAATAATTATTAAATGTATGAACTGCTGTTCTTTTTGAACTTGCTAATTCAAATGTTGAGTTGTCTCCATTATCTATAATGGCAATACAATCTCGTCTGGTATTACAAAGAGTACTAATTGCAGTTTTTACATCTGATGGATAACCAGCATCATAAACAATTGAAAAATAAACTAAATCAGTATCTAAAATACTATCAACATAGTTTCCATCTGCTCCAGTTAAAAGACCAGAATATGCTTGTTCTAACAAACTTTCAGCAGTAGTTGGATCAATGACTCCAGTTGCTGCTCTTAAACTTCCTTCGCTTCCTTTTTTAAGAGGCTTTGGAATTGCTGAAACAAATGGAGTTGCAATATTTGCACGTGCCTTTTTAATTTCATAAGTAATGTTTGATGAGCTAAAGGAGGATACATCTCCATTCCATCCACGGTCAGAAACACTTAAATTTCTTTCCTTAAAAACGACAATTTCATCGTTTTCCTCTCCTATTGCTCCTCCTAACCATCCCCAAATTTCGATTCCTTTTCCATCTTTTGCAATAATTAAATAATTTGCATTTCCAGTTTCTGTTTCAGTTTCCCAATCTGAAAAATCTTGTTTTGTATCCCTAAGTGTTGGAAAAGCCACACCCCGAATATCATCATATCCCTCTAAAATAATAGTTACAGAACCAGCATCTTTATCATAGGTTCTAATAACTAAATCATATCCAGATGTATAATCCCCATCACTTTCTTGCATTTCCGCTCTTAACACAGATGAATATGTAGAAAGAACATAACTAATAAAAATCGAATCTCCTGAAACATCTGTTGCATACGGATCAAACGAAACCTCAAATGATTCAATGATAGCGTCTGTTCCTTCAGATTGTCTTTCGTAAATATCTAATACATATATTCCATTTAAGGTTGGATTAGAATGTTGAGTAAATCTAACTCCTAATCCATTATAATAATCTCCTCTTCCAATAGGATAAAGAATACATAATGGTTTTTGTACTTGTCCTGGAGCTAATGCTGTTTTAAGATCAGCTGTATTATTAATTGAATCAACATAAGTAATTGAAATAGATGCAGTAGAATCCTCAGCTTCCAGTCTGGCACTAATTTTTAGATTAGAATAGGTAGCATCGTCTGGAAGACATCTCATCCAGTATAATGAACCGGACTCTCCTAAATGATTATATGCAATATAAGGTCCTTGCCCATAATTTTTCGTATAATCATTTATATTTGGCTCACCCCACTCTGTCATAAATTCAGAGCGAGAACCAACAAATACTAACTGATTGTCTCTTCCTTTTCTTGTTAATCCAGCAATAAATCCAATTGTTGCTGGTACTACTTGTACAAATGTTGATAGATCGATGATCTTTGAGTAAACACCGGGCGAAATATTAATACTCATTCTAAAATCCTCCGAATAAATTATTCTCTATAAATGTTCTAACGAATGATCTAAATGTTAGAGGAAACTCCTTTGGAAGATTGTAGAGGACATCTAATTCTACAAAAATTTCTATCTCCATTTGTAACAATTAAAAATATAAATACCAAACAAATACTAATCTTCTATCAGCAGTTTTAACTAAGGTAGGAAAGGTAACTCTAGAAAATAAATGAAAAGGACCTATGTTTCCCTGACCTCCAGAGGAAGACTCAGCTGTAAATAATCCTGCTTCACTAATTTGATATCCATTAGCATCATCTAATCCAATTGAAATTGTAATTTTTGAAACTATATAGCTATCATCATTATCTGGATCAGTTTCATATTCAACTGTCTCAAAAGGATGTTTATAATATCC